ATGATATAACTGTGCTAAAGAAAGCACAGCTGCAATCAATGAGATGTAAGTTTAAGTTAAAGAATGGGGATTGGATGTATGGTGTTTATCTTTTTACAGTTGATTCTGCTCATCCTGACTTTAACATTCTTGATACAGGGTTTTCTGAAGATGTCGAGGATCACAAGTCTTATAATTTCATTCAGTGTGATAATGGGCAGTTTGCTGCTCAGCCAAATAATCGTTTAATTATATTAGAGCCAAGTAGTAATCCAAAAGAACTTAAGAAACCAGATTTTAGAGTAGCAACAAAACGCTGGTCTGTAGAAACAGACTCCAAGTGGGCATTGGGAGATACCAATACCATAATGTACGAAAGGCAAGATGGCTGAGTTAATTTATCTGTTGGTGATGACACACATCACCATTGTTTGTGTTACATTGTTTTTACATAGAGGACAAACACATAGGGGTTTAGAGTTTAATTCTGGACTATCTCATTTCATGAGATTTTGGTTGTGGCTAACTACTGGCATGGTAACGAAACAATGGGTTGCCATACATCGTAAACATCATCAGAACTCTGATAAAGAAGGTGATCCTCATAGCCCACACAATGAAGGTATCTGGTTTGTTTTATTTGCTGGAGTTTCTTGCTATGTTCAATCTGCAAAAGATAAAGAAATGATTCAGAAGTATGGTGTTGGTACTCCAGATGATTGGATTGAGAAACATGTTTATTCCAGATTCCCATATGCTGGAATAGTACTTATGTTAGCAATTAGTTTAATGCTGTTTGGTTGGTGGGGAATTTGGTTCTGGGCAGTTCAAATGGTATGGATTCCATTTTGGGCAGCAGGTGTTGTGAATGGTGCTGGACATTACTATGGATACAGAAATTATGATAGTAAAGATAAATCAACTAATATAGTTCCATGGGGAATTATTATTGGTGGTGAAGAACTACATAACAATCATCACGGAGATCCAGCAAATCCAAAACTAAGTAGAAAGCCACTAGAGTTTGATATGGGTTGGATGTGGTTTAAGATTTTTAACAAATTAGGTTTAGCAAAGGAAAGACAATAATGGCTTACTCAGACAAGGTTATAGATCATTATGAGAATCCTAGAAATGTAGGAAGTTTTGATAAGAGTGATAAAAATATTGGTACAGGAATGGTCGGTGCACCAGCGTGTGGTGATGTGATGAAATTACAGATAAGGGTAAATGAAGATGGGATTATCGAAGATGCAAAGTTCAAAACTTATGGGTGCGGTTCGGCAATTGCTTCTTCCTCTCTTGTTACAGAATGGGTCAAGGGTAAAACGCTTGAGCAAGCTGGACAGATTAAGAACTCTGAGATCGCAGAAGAACTCGCACTTCCGCCAGTTAAAATCCATTGCTCGATTCTTGCAGAGGATGCGATAAGAGCAGCAATAAAAGATTACAATCTGAAATGTGAGTGCGTATGATTACCGTAACAGAAGCAGCAAAAACACAACTTAACGAAATTCTTTTGGATGAACCAACTGCCAAATTTGTAAGAGCATTTATCTCTGGTGGTGGGTGCTCTGGTTTCAATTATGGATTTACTCTCGAAGAAGGTAAAGAAGAAGATGACTTTGTTATTGATAATCTTATAGTTGATTCGATGAGTATGCAGTATTTCGATAATGCCACGATTGACTTTACCAGTGATAAACTAAAGGGTTCACAATTTGTAATAAGTAATCCAAATGCAAAAACCACATGCGGGTGTGGTAGTTCATTTTCAGTATAGGACAATAGATGACAACTAAATACTTTGAGTGTAATGAATGTGGAGCGAGAGGAAAGATCGTCCTCAAGGGAGATGACCACAGCACAGAAGATTTGGTATATTGTCCAGTCTGCTCTGCTGACATCTATGAAGAGGAGGATCTTGACGATGAAGAATGACTTGGTATTATCAAAACAATCCCATAGAGGAATTGCCTGAAGATTGTGTTGGCTTTGTTTATTTAATTACGAACAAAGCCACCAGTCGTATGTATGTGGGTAAGAAATTAGCAAAGTTCTCTAAAACTACATACAAAACAATCAAACAAAAAAACGGAACGAAGAAGAAGAAAAAGATCCGTAGTAAAATAGACTCTGATTGGTTGGAGTACTATGGTTCAAGTATAGAACTAAATAAAGATGTAGAGTTACTGGGAAGGGACAACTTCACCAGAGAAATTTTATTTTTGTGTAAATCAAAAGCAGAATGTTCATACATAGAAGCACGAGAACAGTTTGCCCGAAAGGTATTAGAATCTGATGAATTTTATAACGGACAAATATCTGTAAGAGTCCACGGATCTCATATTAAAAACAAACTATGACATACTTATTATTCGCAGTTGCATTAGGACTTTCAGCAGTAGCTGCATGGTATGCAGTTGCTGGTCTAATTGCCATTTTTGCTGCAGCTGTGATTCCAATTGCAATTATGGGTTCGTTGCTTGAAGCATCGAAACTCGTAGTGGCATCGTGGCTTTATAAAAATTGGAAAGAAATTCCAATTCTCTTAAAGTCATATTTTACCGTAGCCCTAGTTGTGTTGATGTTACTAACTTCAATGGGCATTTTCGGATTCTTATCAAAAGCACATTTAGACCAAGCAATTCCAACAGGAGATGTTCAGTCTAAATTATCATTGATTGATGAGAAAATCAAAACAGAAAAGGAGAACATTAATGCAAGCCGTAAAGAACTTTCTCAACTCGATGCTCAATTGGATCAAACTATCTCCCGCACCACAGATCAAGGTGGAACAGAGCGAGCCATCCAAATCAGAAGAAACCAGCAAAAAGATAGAAACAGAATCCTCAACGAAATCGGTAGTGCCCAAACCAAGATCGCCAAACTCAACGAAGAGCGTGCCCCGATCGCCAGCGAAGTCCGTAAAGTCGAAGCAGAAGTAGGACCAATTAAATACATTGCTCAAGTAATCTATGGTGACGCTGATACTGATCTTTTAGAAAAGGCAGTTAGGTTTGTCACCATATTAATTGTTCTTGTATTTGATCCACTTGCTGTTTTAATGTTAGTTGCTGCAAACTGGCAAATGAGAAAAGATAAAGAAACTATTGAGCCAGAACCTACCAAAGAAAAGGTATGGGATACGTTCTTCAAAAAAGAGCCTGTTACTGAATTTCCAGAAAAAGAACCTGAGATTAAACACATTGTTATAGAAGACAATATACAATTTAAAGATACAATTAATCCAAAAGAACAAGATTCAGAGTTACCAGAGATAGAAGTAGATGAACATAACAAAGACTGGGAACCAGAACTTTTTGATAGAAAACAGGTTAAAAAGATAGAATATGATTCTGCAGGGAGAAGAATTACTCCTATTACAGAAGAAGAGTTAAACCCTCCAACTAAAACACAATCTTTCTTGAATAAAGTACAAGAAGTGTTTTCATCTCCTAGTGTAAAAACTATCGAAAAAGAAGTAGAAGAGTTACAAAAGAAATAACCCTTAGTTCCTAAATAATATTAGAGTGAACGCAATAACTTGTTATTTTCCGTATAACTAAAAAAGGTTTAAAAATGACCAAAAAGATCGCTACAGCGGTGCTTTTTGTCATGACTTTGTCTTCTGCGATGGCTGATCCCATCGTGACTGATTCGACTAGTAGAAGTACAACTGATTCTACTTCAAATAGCACAACAACAGTAAAATCCCCTCCACCAACAGCAGTGGCTCCAGCAATCACAATCATTAATAGTGATGTTTGTGCAGTTGCGGTGTCTGGTGCAACTCAAACTCAAATTCTTGGTATCTCTTTTGGAGCCACGATGACTGATAAGAATTGCGAAAGATTAAAATTAGCTCGTTCTACATATGACATGGGTATGAAAGTAGCAGCAGTTGCTATTATGTGTCAAGATGAAAGAGTATTTACAGCAATGATGAATGCTGGAACACCATGTCCAGTAGATGGTAAGATTGGCGAGCAAGCCAAATCAATCTGGGAAGCAAATCCAGACAGAATTCCGCAAAAAGTCAAGAGTAAAGACTAATGAGATTCTGGGGATTATTGCTTGTAGTATTGTCGGTGGTGTTTGTAACACCTAAAGCACACTCACAAATAGTGACAATTCCAATTCCAGGAAGTCCACTGTCACTAAATGTGATGGCCAATCCACAACCACTACAAAACATATACAATAATCCATCAGCAGTGCCTTATCAATTGTGGGATGATGGATGGGCAAATGTGCCATTACCATTCACGTTTCCATTCTTTGATAAAACATTCAATAACTCTACAATGTATAGTAATGGTGCTGTGCAGTTTGGACCACCAGTAACAGGATTTCCATCTAACAACACTTTCTGCTGTAGTGGTATTACGATTGATAGAAATACACCATCAGCATACAATTATAGCATTCTTATGATGCAAGACGATTTGTATGGAGCGACTGGAAACAATCACTATTCATTGGGCACGTCAAACACAATGACCTATGGTTGGTATAATGTAGAGAGATTAGGAATGCCTCAAAACAAAACCAGTTTTGAATTAAAGATTGATAGCACTGGCGGTATTGATATGCGTTGGACTGGTGCATTACTATCGTACAGTTCACCAGCAATTGGAGTAATTGGTGATGCATCCAAAGGAGAATTTGCTGTTCTTCAACAAGGTGGTTTATCAGCTAACACTTTTTCAATTCCAGGATTGACTCAGTGGACAACTGGACAAACTCCTGATATTATTATTGATCCATGCACAACTAATCCACTTTATGCACCATCATGTGCAGGTTATCAAGCAGCATACACTGAACAACAATGCTCAATTAATCCATTATACTCTACAACATGCTCAGGTTATCAGTCTGCATATACTCAGCAGCAGTGTTCTATTAATCCATTATATTCTATGACATGTTCAGGATATCAAGCAGCATATCACAGTCAACAATGTTCTATTAATCCACTTTATTCTACTGACTGTCCTGGATATGCATCTGCGTATTTAAATCAGCAGTGCAGTATTAATGCTCTTTATTCTACAACTTGTTCTGGATATCAACAAGCATATCATAATCAACAATGTTCGATAAATCC